CAATCTGAACCAAGCTATCCGCAGCAACTTCAATGCGGAAATTGCGTAAAACCTTGTCCTTAATCAGCATCAACGCTTCTGGAACAAGCTGCTTATCTGCGTCTGACATTTGTTCAGCAGCGGAGTAAGCAAGAATCGTCTGTGGTTGGAACTTAGAGCAGATAATCTGTGCTTTAAGCTGAATCAACGCTGTGGCGAAAAGTGCAACGTCCTCCTGCATGGAGCGAAGTCGTAGACCTGCGTATTGTCCTTTAATTTGTTGAGCTGTCGCTGTTTCGCTTGCCGCTGTTTGACCACGAACAATATCCGAAATACCTGTGATTTCATAGATTTGCCCCTTAATCTCGTCCCTAGCTCTGTAGCATTGCAGCAAAGCGTTAGAAATTTGGTCAATTGGAAGAATGTCGATAGAACCCTTTAAGCCACCCTTTTCAGAGAAGCCCATCCACTTATCCACAGGTATCAACGTGTTGTTGTCACCCTCAGTAAGCAGACGTTGCAAAGCGGGTTGTGACGCATCGTAGACACCACGAATACGCAAAGCCTTAACCAACCCATCAATGCGGTCTGTCAGGATGTCTAGCTCTACCGCTTGGTCTTGATACAGCACAAAGTCAGCAACAGGAACTAACGTGTCGCTAGTCATCGTTGCGTACAAAGGCTTGGCACAAGGAAAGAAGTTTTCTAGTCCAAGCGGGTCATCACGCTCATCAATGATGCGTCCTGATGTCTTGCTAAACCAGTAAACCTTCTCTGTTTCCAAGTCCCAAAGCTCACAAATCTTAGCTCTGGTGAAATCACGGTTGTTTTGACCGTACTGTTTGTTGGATTCTGGGCCAGCGTCCAAAGGAATCTTGCTACCAACTTCCTCGCCAAAGCGGTCAATCAGAGCTTCACGGGTCATGTACACCCATCGCCATACTTGGGTGACTTCTTCCCATGTTCTAGCTACTGAATGTCCAAAGTCCTTCCAATGAACGTAATCTGTAGGGGCGCACTCGTACTCAATTTGCTCTTGTGGTTCAGCTTCCATACCCGCAGAACCGTCAAGCGTATCGCCCTCATTGCCTGCACCAGTTTCTTTGTCAACGTCCTCAGTTACCTGATACCCGTCCTCTGGCATATCCTGTGCAACAACGTGCGGTTCATAGCGTACCCATGCGACACCACGACCACCGAGAAATCTATCCTCGACAGCGTTACGCATAGCACTACGGAAGTCTGAGTAATGCTCAATCTCAAAGTCTAGCGCACGTTCAATTATATTGGAAGCAACTCGTCCAACAGGGTCATTGTCACCGTAGCGTCTAACTACTGACGCTTTTGGTAACCTTGCGTACACAGCAGGAATGAGGGTCTGCACGTTTGACCACAAGATATTAAACTTTGCGGTTTCGTTTGTGTTCTGATTGCGGTTATCGTCACGGTAACGCTTCACAATCTTAGTTGTGCGACCTTCCCACTTCTTAAACTCATTGTCGTATTGAGCAATGGTGTTTAGATACTTCTGATAGCCTGTTAGAGCTTCCATTTAGAACCTCTTAGCTGAAGATACCAACCGCAATAACTGACACACCTGCGCCTGTGGTGACTTTCCAACCAGACGTTAGGGAAGCCATATTTAGTTCTAAGTCAATCACGCCAGTAGACGCAACTGGTGCTGGAACGACAGAAATAGCTGTCACACCGTCAGTCAACGTAACTGTTGCGGTAGCTGCTGAAGTAACTGTGCAAATCAGACGATGCAGGTAATCACCTGCTGCACCTGACCCACCTAGCATTTGTGTTGTTTGACTAGCTGCGACTGTTTCGTATTGATAGCCATAATCACGTTGTACGCCACTCATAATCGACTGCTCCGGTTAGTTTTGTGGGTTGCCCACATATCGTTTAATGTAACTGTGTTTTCTGGGCCAACCATCAGCGGTTTTACGACATCAGGAGCTTTCACTTTAGGTTCTAACCTCCAAGCTACAGCCATCATTCGGAAAGCATCAGAGGGGTGTGATGTCCAATCATGTCTTGGACTACTCCTAAACGCTTTCTTATCCTCATCGTACTCACGCTGGTATTGCCTCAGAGCCTCAAGTCCATCCGAGCATTTAGTCTTGTCGAACCAACACATAGGAAGGCATTGCCGTACTGCTTGAATCCCATCTTGCACACCAATATCAGGAACAATCGTCATGTTGTTGATGCCAAGGTACTCAGCTAATTGCTCAATCACAGATTTACCCTGTGCTGCTAGAGTTTTAGCTCTCGCATCATGCGGAAGATTGTGTTTTCCGTATTTATAGGGCTTTTCTTTGATTATTTTAGCAATTTCTCCAATATTAGCACCAGAAATCGCATAAAAGTCGATTAAATGTATCTCGTTACGGACTACTTGATACCACCAAATTGCGGTGTCATCACGGTAACCTAAGTCCCAAGCTGTATGCACAGGTAAGTGAGGGTCATACGGTACGTTAGTAACTCGTCCTTCATCCTCTGCAAGTCTCAGGTCTACACCGTAATACGCCCCCAAGATGGCTGCTTCAAATGAGCATTCGTATTCTTGTAGGTATTGGTCATCACTAATCTGCGCTTTTGCAGCATTAAGCTCTGTGCTTGGCAACAGCCCTGATTCTGACGCTGTGAGCTTTAGACAAAACCATTCACCTTCGCTTTTGTTCGCTTGGTCATAGATTTGCCAAAACTGGTTTTTGCCCTTGGGTGTACCCGCAAAGACTGCCCAACCCTGTTTGTCAGATAATGTCGGACGGATGACGTTACCCCATACGCTAGGTCTGAAGTCACCATACTCGTCCATAAAGACACCAGAGAATCCTAGTCCTCGCATAGCGTCAGCGTTGTCTGCACCGAATAGACGTATTTTTGCACCCGTTACTAGCTCAACGGTTAATTCTGCTTCGTTTGAGCTTTTGAGTACAGGTGCAGCAAAGTGCTTGAGGTAGTCCCATGCAACTGACTTAGCTTGACTGCGGTAAGGAGCTATATACGCATATAGCGGGTATTCGTCCTTGCTCATCAATGCAGCACGAACGATGTCATTGATAGCTGCTACCGTCTTACCTGCTCTACGGTGAGCAACTAAGCAAGCCCAGCGTTCTGTTCTGTTATGGAATGGACTAAACGCTTTGCGAGGGGTGTACGGAAGCGTTACTTCTCGTCTTGCCACTTGACCACCAGTTCTATCGGGCCATTGTCTGCACCAACGTGTTCTTGTCTTGCTAGGTCAGGCACAATCTTTTTAAGCAAAATGTCGGCTGCTTTGATTTGGGTAGCACTTAGCTCTAAATCACCGTCAACGTGCAACATAAGCCTGTTCATAATAGCGGTAGCTTGGATTCTATCTTTCCACCGTTCAGACAAAGTAACTTTGTTTTTTCTAGCTGCCATACGAAACCCCGTAATGTTTTAGTTCATTTGCAAGCATTTCTTCATGCTTTGGGGATTTGCGTATCTCTGCCAAACATCTAGGAAATATTACGTTGTATGCAGCATTAAAGGCGTGAGAACATATTTTTTCTTTTGTTCCATCATGCTTAAAACTGCATTGAGCTTTTTTGCTACCAGCAAAGCTATGCTTAAACCAGTAAGCAAACTCACCCATGTAAGCAGACACCGCTTCATAGCAAGCCTCGTACAAAGGCGCAATAAAGGGAAATATTTTGTTATTGGTCTTTACAACCAAGCCATTGTTGGTCAAGTTAGGCGTTTGGCGTATCCAATCTGCCTCTACCTGATAAGCGTATTGTTCATCATTGAAATAAGCAATGATTTTCTTATCAATGTCTAAATTAGCAGACCATATCTCTTTGATTTTATTGCACTTATCAGAGCATACCCCGTTTCTAGCTTCTTTTTCATGGGCATGAACTCTTTTGCCTGTTCCTTTACCAATATAAAAAACAGTCTGATCCCTTGGATCAATAAGTTGGTACAAGTACCATTTGTAAGTTTCCATATCTTTTCTCAATTGTTGTAGAGCTTTAGATAGGTTAATTATATAGCATTCTTAACGATTTAGCGTTTACGCATCATTTCTAAGTCTTTGTTGCTCATTGCGCCTTGACCTAGACCTTGTCCCATGCCTTGTGCGCCAAGACTGTTGACTGCGCTTTGCAGCATTCCACGGCGATCCATTTGCGGGGGATTTGTAGGCATAGTCGCTGAGTAACTCTGTTGTGGCATTGGCATCCCATAATCACCCTGCGGTTGCTGGACGGGCATCTGACCTTGCATTGCGTCTTGTGGTTGCATTGCGCCTTGCGCCATTTGCATTCTATCCATTTCGGACATTGCACCAGCACCTTGCATACCTTGAATTGATTGCAAGAACTTCATAGCTTGTTGCTGTTGAAGCATTTGAGCTAGTTTTTCGGGGTTGTCCATAGCAATTCCTATTTTAAGAAGCGTAATTTGTAAGAAGTCGAATCAATCAATGCAAGTATCTCATCTACGATATTTTGCAATTGACTGTCCTGCGGTAATTCTTTGCGGATTTCTTGCACAAAGTCACTAAGACTTTTTAGGTATCGCTTGGGATTAGTCGCAACATGAAAGTCGCTTGGATAAGTTTTAATCTTATCGTGACATCCTTGATACGCTTCTGTAAAGTTATCCACAAGGTCAGTAATACCCTCATAATACTTTTGCAACGCCTTATGCTCTGCGTAGCTTTCGGTCTGAAAGTGCATAAAATGCGTATTTGTCGCAGAGTGCAGCAGGGTTGATACAAAAGTAGCTGGATAGTCCATTTACGCCTCGTTTTCAATGGTGGCTACTGTAATTGTACAACCACCTCCCTTTTTAATCACCCCCCTGTTGATGTATATACGGTCAAACTGGCTGTCATCGTCAAATAGTCCTGCGTCTTGCAAACTGTCAAATAATGCTTTTAGACGGTTATCCAAGTCAATAGCCCGTTTATCCCTTGGGAAAATGGTGATTGACGCACCTAGACGTTCTTGACCAAACTTAGGTAAGTTGTGCGTTGCAACATACTCTTGTATTGCAATCTTATATTCCCTGCCTCCTGTGGAAAGTACGGTTCGCCCCCTAAAGTTGCGCCAGTATGTGTTCATGCTTGGGGGGAGGGGTAGTTCAAGGGTTACAAGCATAGAGCCTCAGTCTGTTCAAGCAAATCTTCTTCTGTAACGCCGTATTTGTCTGCAAAGGCTTTCTTGCCTAACCCATGTACGCCGCTGTTACCTGTGTGATGTTCTGGACATAGCGGTATAACTGGAGCGTTATCACGCTTCATGCCTAATCTGCGAATATGGTGAATATGTGCGGGAGTTTCCTCATACCCAAGATGTCTGCATAGCGCACAACCAAGCTCTGCAAGTTTCTCGTAGTGCTTACGCTCCGCTTTTTTCACGTTGTCATCCGTTCTAGGTGTCGATTGCTTGCTTGCTCTGTCCGGTACGCTTCAAAGCGCATTTTAGCTGCCTCAAGCCGCCATTTAATCGTTTCTGCAAGCTCTACAGCTTCGCCGATAGCTTTGCATAGGTTTTGATAGTCTTGGTGAGCGTACGCTTCCCGTTCCTGCGCTCCAATAGCCGTTTCGTAGCTTTGTTTCATAAGGATAGCTTTTAGGCTGCTTTTATAAGTTTCAAGTTCTGCGACTTTACCTTTTGCTTTACCGTACTCTGGTGCATTCTTGTAGATGTAATTGATTGATTCGTGCGGGTCAAAGTCCATTGATTTCTCGATTCTTCATGGTTAGTCTGAAAATACTACTGTTGCGTACCGCTAAAATGCGTTTTACATATGACCTTGCAGAGCGTTCTTTCTGCGTCATTTTTTGCATATTTCGTTTAGCGTCTGGTTTATCGCCTAACGCATAAATTGCACGAATATGCTGTTTACCTAAAATTGCGTGTCTGGTGTAACCAGATATATGTATGCGCTTACCAAACCTTTTAGATTCGGTCTTTAGCTTGGTCAATCTGCTGCTGATTTGGTCATGCGTTAAATCTAACTTTCTGCATAGTTCTGCTTTAGTCATTGGTTCTTCAGCTAGCAACAACAAAATGCGGTCAGTATTTGAACCCCATGCGTTCATTCTTGTTCCTTGCTTGGTGCTTCCAGAACGCTTTTAATGACCATTGCAGCGTGTTTTGCTAGTGGGTAAGGTGTTTCCTTATCTATCTCAATTAATGCGTTGTAGGCTATTTTTAACGCATCACGTTCAGTTACTGGTTTTGCTTTAGTTTTTTGCTGCTTTGCTTCTAATAAGTCCCACGCTTCATCTTCAGTCATGGCTAATTTCCTTAAAAGTTTGGCGATTTCTTCTTGCTCTTGGTGCGTAACCCAAGCACCAGCTTCTAGTATTTCAGCGTAGCGAATGGCTGCTTTTTTCATGCCATTAGCTCAATTTTCTTATCGCTTGCCCAAAATAGTTGACCAAACATACCTTGATATTGTTTAGCAAGCGCAAGAGCGTCATAAGTCGGTTGAGTGTTGCGAGGTATTTTGTACACCCGAACAAAGCGACCACCATGCTTTAATCCTGTGTCGTGCCTAGCCATGTCTAAAAATTGCATAGACTTTTGACGCATGATGTTACGCAAATTGGGTTCTGCAATGCCGCTAAGTTGCGACAATTGCCTAATGCTGACCCAATCCGTTTGTTGCTCAAGAATTTCAATCAGTCTTGTTTGGTGTTTTACTCTCATGTTTTGTTGTCCCGTTTGGATAAAACAAAGTTTTTGCAATTCGACTTGGTGCTGCTAAGACTGTTAGGCTTCCCGGTCTTGTATGTGTCTTAGGTGTTTTGTATGCAGGTCTGTCAAATCTATCTATTTTGTCTAGTTTTTTATTCATTTAAGTAATTCCCATGCTGTTGCTGCACATAAAGGAACTTGTCCGTT